CAACTTTATAAAGACAACATTAATCCTGTTGTTACTTTCCCAGGTCAAGGAACTATTCTGTTCGGTGATAAAACGCTACAGTCTAAGCCTAGTGCATTTGATCGTATCAATGTCCGTCGGTTGTTCATTGTTCTTGAGAAAGCTATCTCGACGGCTGCTAAGTATACTCTCTTTGAATTCAATGATGAGTTTACCCGTTCGCAGTTTAAGAATCTAGTAGAGCCGTTCTTGCGCGATGTGCAGGGCCGCCGGGGAATTACAGACTTTAGGGTTGTGTGTGATGGTACTAATAATACTGGCGAAGTGATTGATCGCAACGAATTTGTGGGTGATATCTATATTAAGCCTGCTCGTTCTATCAACTTTATCCAGCTTAACTTTGTTGCTGTGAGAACTGGTGTAGAATTTTCTGAAGTTGTTGGCAAATTCTAATAAATAGTTTAAAGTAACATAGAAGATACAGGAGAGAAAAACAATGGCTTTTAATGTAAATGAATTTTCTGGTGCGCTAAAGGGAGGGGGAGCGCGAAGCTCCCTCTTCGAAGTGCAGATATTCAATCCCGCAAATCCAATCGGCGACTTTAAAGTTCCGTTCATGTGTAAAGCAGCGCAGCTACCTGCTGCTACTGTTAGTGCAGTAGAACTTGATTATTTTGGACGTAAAGTAAAGCTTGCAGGCAATAGAACTTATGCTGAATGGGCTCCAACGATTATCAATGATGAAGATTTTGCTATTCGGAACGCAATGGAACAGTGGCACAATTCAATCAATACGTTTCAAGGTAATAAGCGAGAATGGTCAGGATCAGGTTATAAATCTACCGCATCGATCTCACAGTTTGATAAAGAAGGCGGTGTTATCAGAGAATATAGTTTTGTTGGTCTCTGGCCTTCTGAAGTTGCTGCTATTGACCTTTCATGGGATGCGGATACGATTGAAGAGTTTGGTGTAACTTTCCAGTATGATTATTGGATTGTTACTGGTGGATCAACTGGTAATCCTGGCAGCTAATTGATGTTGTAAGTGCGTCATAAATAGAATTGATGCACGTTACATAAGGGATATAAAATGGCTCTAGAACTTTTTGGATTTCGTATTGGTAAGGCAGAAGAGCAGAAGGATAGTGTTGTATCTTTTGCACCGCCTGAGCCAGATGATGGATCACTTACTATAGCACAAGGTGGTGTCTTTGGCACCACTATTGATCTTGAGGGTACAGCTAAGAATGAAAGCGCCCTCATTACAAAATATCGTGAAATGCTTTTGCAGCCTGAGTGCGAAAAAGCTATTGATGATATCGTAAATGAAGCTATTGTGGGAGATAATAAAGAACAGTCTGTGCAGATTATTCTGGAAGATACTGAACTTCCTAAGAGCATTAAGACTAAAATTAATGAAGAGTTTGATACTGTACTCTCATTACTGAATTTTAACACGAAATCATACAGTATATTCAGAGATTGGTATGTAGATGGTCGTCTATATTACCATGTTATGATTGATACTAAGAACCCAAGGGCTGGTATTAAAGAACTAAGATATATTGATCCTCGAAAAATTAAAAAGATTCGCTCAGAAAAACGAGATAATAATAACCCAAATCAAACAAATAAAACAGTTATAAACAAAAAATACGACGAATATTTTATATACCAGCCTACTGGTCTTGGAACAAACACTGAAGGCATTAAGATCGCAGTTGATTCTATTGCTTATTCTCACTCTGGAGTTCTTGATCAGCGAAATTATATGGTTCTATCGTATCTACATAAAGCGATTAAGCCACTCAATCAGTTACGTATGCTAGAAGATGCAACAGTCATTTATCGACTAGCAAGAGCGCCAGAGCGCCGCATTTTCTATATTGATGTTGGTAATTTGCCTAAGGGTAAAGCAGAACAATATCTCCGCGACATGATGGCCAAGCATAAAAATAAGCTTGTGTATGATGCAGAGACAGGCGCAGTGCGCGATGATCGTAAATTTCTGACGATGCTAGAAGACTATTGGTTGCCTCGACGCGACGGCGGCCGCGGAACTGAAATTACTACGCTACCTGGTGGTCAGAATTTAGGTGAAATAGAAGATGTTTTGTACTTCAGAAAGAAACTCTATGAGTCTCTTAACGTACCAACATCACGCTTAGAAGCAGATGGTCAGTTTAATATGGGCCGATCATCCGAAATTACACGAGATGAATTGAAATTCTCTAAGTTTGTTTTCCGTCTTAGGCAGAAATTCTCTGAAATGTTCTTTATTATCCTAGAGAAGCAGTTGCTACTCAAAGGAATAATGACGAAACAAGAATGGAACGATATTAAAGACAAAATCTATTTTGATTATATCGAAGATAATCATTTTGCAGAACTTAAAGAAGCAGAGATTATTCAAAATAGATTGACTGTTTTAGCTGATGCTGATGCTGATCAATATGCTGGTAAATACTTCTCTGATACGTGGATTAGAAAGAATGTTTTGATGATGACAGAGGATGAAATAGAAGATATTAAGAAACAGATTGAAGATGAAGAGCCTGAAGACGATGAAGATGATGACTCTGAAAATGATTTTGAAAGTAAACAACTATAAAGTAACATTTTATTATAAATACTGTTGAGATAAGGAAAAAATAATGGCAGAATATACTACTAGAGATGCAGTCGAATTTTCTATGAATAAAGATGCAGCTAATTTTAAAGTTGCTATTCTTGATCTATTGAATCAGAAAATTTCTGACACTAGAGAGATTAAAAAAGTAGAAGTATCTAGCGCCTTTATGTCTGCCGACAATGAGGGGAGTCAACAGTCAGATGAAAACGTTTAAAAAGTTTTTCGAGGCGCCAGCAGCAGATTATGTTGCGCCTAAGGATGATGATGACGAGGCTAAAGATATTAAACCTCGGAGTAAAGGCGAAAAGAAGTTTAAAGACGACCATAAAGACGAGAAGAAAAAGCATCCTACTGCTTCTGATGTTGTACATACGGGCGACATTAAAAAAGAAGAAGTTGAGATGGATGAAGCTTTCTCTGTTGAAGTGCCTAAGCAAAAGATTGGTGGCAAAACTTACGGTGGTGGGGCTAATGTTATAGTCAAAGCAAAGACTGCTTCACAAGCAATTAAGATGGTTGCCAAGCGTTTAAAAGTTGATGTCGACCTTCTCAAAACTGGTAAGGTAGTAAAAGAAGAAGAAGTTAAAGAAGGCGAACTTCCTCCTGCTTTGAAGAAGGCAATTGCTAAGAAGAAGGGTGAAAAGCCTGAAGACGAAGATGAACTCGACGAAGACGTATTCTCTGATCTAGAGAACATCGTCAAAAAGAAGTCGATGAAGAAAGTCAAATTTGCTAATGGAAAAACTTTACAGGTTGATCTATTCACAGCAAGCGCATTCGTCAATATGTTTAAGAAAGTTAACCCGAATAATGCTGAAAGAGGTAAAGCTCATATCGATAAATCTCCAGAGAACTTCATGAAAATGATGGATCTGGCAATGGGCGGGAGTAAGAAATAATGGCATTGAAACTCAAAGGCGCACAAGTAGCAGCGCCAACGACAGCCGCTACTGCTAATAACATTTCATCTTCTACCGTAGTTCTAGTGCAGAATGTTGGTACTACTTCTAGACTAGTTACAGTAGTAGACAATGCAGTTAGCGCCGCGACTGTTGGCTCATTCAATCTTCCTGGTAATCAGAATGTTCGATTAGAGAAGACTTCTACTGATGAAATTTTTGCTGCAAATGCTGAAGTCAAGTTAACGCCTATTGCGCATTCAACGTAAGGAATAACCAGATGAAGCTAATATGCGAAGTAAACGAAAACATTCAGTATATCACTGAAGCTAAAGATGGTGGCGGAAAGAATTATTTTATTGAAGGCATCTTTATGCAAGGAGATATTAAGAATCGAAATGGTCGTATATATCCTTCAGAAGTTCTAGCAAGAGAAACTAAACGATATTCGAAAGAATATATCGATAAGAAACGCGCATTCGGTGAACTTGGCCATCCTCAAGGACCCACAATTAATCTAGAGCGCGTATCTCACTTGATCACTAAGCTTGAACAGAATGGTTCAGATTTCATAGGAAAAGCTAAGATCATGCACGAAACTCCATACGGTAAGATCGTAAAGAGTTTGATGGATGAGGGTGCCCAACTAGGAGTTAGTTCTAGGGGTATGGGATCGCTTAAAGAGAAGGGCGGTCAAGCTGAAGTCCAAAAAGATTTCTATCTCGCTACTGCTGCTGATATTGTAGCTGATCCTTCTGCGCCTGGCGCATTTGTTTCTGGTATTATGGAAGGTAAAGAGTGGATTTGGGATAATGGTGTTATCAAAGAGTCTGATATTGCTTCTTATGCCCAAGCTGTCAGTGCATCTTCTAGTCGTGAACTAGATGAGACTAAGCTAAAAGTATTCGAGAATTTCCTTTCAAAATTGTAAAATTATAAATATATTAAATGAAATAAAGACAAATTTATCAAGGAGTGTTCTAATGTCAGACCAAGAACTAGAAATGCAAGACGCCGAGGCTGACGAAATCCTCGAAAGCGAAGATAGTGATCTTGAAGAGAATGATGATCTTCAAGAGAAAAAGGCTGAAGTCAAAGAATTCGATTCTGACGACGGCGAAAGTAAAGTTGATGATTCTACTGCAAAGAAGGCCGACGAGAAGAAGAAGGGTTCGGGCGATTCGCCTGATAAGATTTCTGAACTCAGTTCTGTTGGACCGAAATCAACTAAAACTGCAATGATCAATGCTATGCTTGGTGCCATGAAGGGTATGAAGAAAGATGATCTTGCTGCTAGTTGGGGTAAAATCACAGCATCTCTTGAAGCAGAAGAAGATTCTGATGAAGACAAAGATGACGATGAGGTTGCTGAGAAGAAAACTCCTGTAAAAGAAGTTAAGAAAGTTACTAAGGAAGATATTGATGTATCTGCCGATGTTAAAGCTCTCTTCGGTGATGAAGACCTCTCTGAAGAATTTAAGTCTTCTGCTACTCTCATCTTTGAGTCGGCTGTACTCTCTAAGATCAACGAAGTCTTGGAAACTGTATGTGTCGATCTAGATGAAGAAGTTAGTGCTGAAAAAGAAGACATTCTTGAATCCCTATCTTCTCGCCTCGATGATTACCTAGAGTATGTAGTCGAAGAGTGGAGCAAAGATAATGAACTTGCTATTCAGCAGGGCGCACGCCTAGAAATTACAGAAAACTTCATGTCTGGCCTTCGCGTGTTGTTCACTGAAAATTATATCGATATTCCAGAAGAGAAGGTTGACCTTGTTGATGAACTCGCAGAAAAAGTTCAAGAACTGGAAGCTTCAGTCAATTCTGAAATTGAAAAAAATATCTCGTTGAGTAAGGACTTTAATGAGGTAAAGAAAGAAAGTGTTCTCAAGATTGTTTCTGAGAATCTTTCTGATACTCAATCAGAAAAATTGCGTTCATTGTCTGACGGTATTGACTTTGAAAGCGATGATGACTATAAGCAAAAGCTCGAAACTGTAAAGGAGAACTATTTCCCTACGGAAGAGAGTGTTAGTTATGACGATGAGGAACCTCTTTCTGAAGAAAAGAACGAAAAAGGGGTCGATGACTCTATGTCGGCATATATGAGTGCCATTTCAAGAAGCATCAAAAAGTAGTAATTTATAAATATCAAATAGACATGATAAATATTTCTAAAAGGAGAGAAATCTAATGTATAATCTCGATGAACTTCAAAAGAAATGGCAGCCCGTTCTTGAGCATCCTGATCTTTCCACGATCACTGATGCTCACAAACGTGCCACTGTAGCCATTCTTCTTGAGAACCAAGAACATGCTGCCCGCGAACAAGCTGGTCAGCAAGTAATGAATCCCACGCTTTTGGGAGAAGCCGCGCCTGGTAATGCTATGGGTGCTTCGTCTTCGACCGCAGGTGATGGCAGTGTTGACATCTTCGATCCAGTGCTTATCAGCCTGGTTCGGCGTTCGATGCCTAATCTTATCGCTTATGATCTTGCCGGCGTTCAGCCCATGACGGGTCCGACTGGTCTTATCTTTGCGATGCGCTCTCGTTATACCAGTCAGTCTGGTACCGAAGCGTTGTTTAACGAAGCTAATACCACGTTCAGTTCGTCTGCTGCTGGTAACACCGCCTCGCGCAGTGTTGCGAATGGCGCGGCTGGTACGGTTCAGGCTGGTACTGATCCTAATGATCGTGCTTCTGGCTCTGGTTATTCAGTTTCGACTGGTATGACGACTGCTGAAACCGAAGCACTTGGTGACGCAACCACGAACGCTTGGCAGGAAATGGCTTTCTCGATTGAGAAGATTGCTGTAACGGCTGTCTCTCGCGCTCTTAAAGCAGAGTACACGATGGAGCTTGCACAGGATCTTAAAGCGATCCACGGCCTAGACGCCGAGACTGAACTCAGCAACATCCTTTCTTCGGAAATTCTTGCTGAAATCAATCGCGAAGTTATCCGCACGATCAACTATTCTGCTGTCGCTGGTGCGCAGAAGAATACGACTGCTGCTGGTACTTTCGATCTTGACACCGACTCGAATGGTCGTTGGTCAGTTGAGAAGTTCAAGGGACTTCTTTTCCAGATTGAACGCGATGCGAACGAGATTGCAAAATCAACTCGCCGCGGTAAAGGTAATGTCATGCTCTGCTCGTCCGATGTAGCTTCTGCTCTTCAGATGGCCGGTGTACTTGATTACACTCCTGCTCTCAGCAACAACCTGAATGTCGATGACACGGGCAACACCTTCGCTGGTATGCTCGGTGGTCGAATTAAAGTTTATATTGACCCGTACTTCAGCGATGCATCCAATCAGTACTACACTCTCGGTTATAAGGGAACTAGTGCATTTGATGCGGGACTGTTCTACTGCCCATACGTTCCTCTCCAGATGGTTCGTGCGGTAGGCGAGAACACGTTCCAGCCTAAGATCGGCTTCAAGACCCGTTACGGTATTGTAGCTAATCCTTTCGCGACGAATGACGGAAACGGCGTACCCGCTCGATTGGGTACTGGGGACGGTAACATCTACTATCGTATGGCTAAAGTTACCAACCTTATGTAAGAAGTAAAACCAATAAAGTAGTTAGTAAACTTAGAGAGGGCTTCCGGGCCCTCTCTTTTTTTGTTATAAATAGTAGAGTTATAACTATTCTATTCGGGAATGCATAATGGCTCTTCAAGGTTCACAACCTGATAATAAAAACTTTCTCTCACCTGTAGGATTTCAATTCTCCATACAGAAGCTTCCGCACGTAAACTATTTCTGTCAAAGTGCTAACATACCTGATATAACTTTATCACAAACTGAAGTAACTAACCCATTTGTTAATATGCCCTCTCCGGGTACTAAGTTAACGTTTGGTGCATTAGATATTACCTTTCGTGTCGATGAAGACATGAAAAATTATAGAGAAATTTATGATTGGTTGATTGGACTAGGCTTCCCTGATAATTTTGATCAGAGAGCGGCCATTTCAAGATCAAAAAATCCAGGGAAAGCATCTGTGGGAGAAATATTCTCTGATGCTACGCTTCTTATCACTACAGCAGCTTATAAAACAAATGTATCTGTGGGA